GTTCATATCACCAGACATTCGGTTGCCATCAACTTGGTAGCTCACGACCCCATCACGAGATCTAATCCACCCATAATTGACCAACTGCCAGGTCAAAAACCTAGCTAGACTATTGGATTGACATGATGCGTTGTATATTTTGTGCTCGAACTCAAGGGCCGGACGTGAAACATGTTGGTCAAACCGGGTGGCGTCCATTCCGAACGCTACCCAGCCACCCCACTCCGCGTCGGCCGAGCGACATTTTCCTACTATCGACTCGGCCACCTCAATACCATTCTTACATTTCATAACAACATCATCATCCCAGATGTGATTCAACGCTTTATACCATTGTTTTTCACCTTTCTTAATCCATCGACCAACAACAGCATTATATCGAGGACTGCGGGGCTGTATTAATCGGACATCGCCGTCCACTTTCCCCTTTTCCACTTTAACAAATCCTGATATATAGGCATCTTTACGTGCCAAGCCCCTCTGCTCAAGAGATTGATAGGCTCTCTCATACCTCTCCCGTAGACGGCCGCTGTAACATTCCAAAAACTGTGTTTTGGAGAACGGGGCGATCTTCCCAGTAAAGGTAGATATAGCTTCTACATACGAGTCAAGTCGTCTAAACACCCCAGGTAGCGGCTGGGGACATTTAACAAATCCGTGTGGACGGCGAACACAAAACACACGGGTAACTAACGAATTGAGAGCATTGGACATACTGTTGTTGGGCAACTCAAACCACCCATCACCCGGGTTGCCAACCGAGTGATAGGTCCGCTTCTTAGGCGGTAACCCAGATGCTACACACTGTAGAGGGAGCTGATCAGGCAAAACAAGTTGGAGGCCAGGCACTTTCTTCCAAGTACCCAAAACCTTCTCAAGATTCCGAGGAGTAAACTCTTCGGCACCCCAACCTGCCATGACCCTATCAACCCCAGTGTGCTGCACTAGGCAGCCCTAGTTCTTATCACACGCCGGTACTGGGACGTACTTGCCAGACCGAAATTCATGGTCTGCAGTGGACGTCAAAGCCCCAGTAATCGACGTGACAACACGACGGTATAAATCAAAAATCGAAGTATGAGATGGAAGAGCATACCGTGTATAATCCTCTGACGCAACCCCCGCCCAAACAGCACGTTGTTCGGCGGTGACATAAAATACACGCATCAGAGCAAACAAAACAATTCGCTCCATATCCCTTCCCCTCACTCCAGCTTTCGTAGCCAAGCGTCTAACCTTCTCAGTAGCAACAGCCTCATTGGCCACAGTACGCTCTAAGGGACGCAATCCGACAATCATTTGGCCACGAACTTCCTGGCCGAGGACACGGGCAATTGGGCAACATTGACGACGAGACAATCTCTTGTCTTCACCAGCAACGAATGCATCAAACTCCGCCAACTCCTCCTCGGTCGATTCTCCAATACCATCACGGAGGGTAATGCGCTCCTTGTTAACCAGACCCTGGGCAACATTAATAACGCAATCCTCAGGGTCGACATCAGAGTACACACCAATAGTCAGGCT